GTATTAGTAGTAACACTCAACAATGCTTCCAACTGGTCAGGCCCAACGACTACATACATTGGCTCTTCCCCTGGATCCACATCGTTATTTAGAAGTTTCTTCTTAGCTTCCAATAATTTTGCTAATGTTAAATCCGTTCCACCATTAGCAATTTTCTGTGCAGCAGGAAGTGCGATAGAAGAAGCCGCATCAGAGGAACTAATGCTATAAGCATTCCCAAGAGCTGCGGAAATAATCACATCGTCCTTCTGGCGATTCATTGCAGCCGTCAATTGTTTCATTGTCGGTGACGTTGGATCTTTTGCCATCTTTACACGATCAGGATTGTCGATTAAATCAACCGCCCTGTAAGTGTTAAACGTAACTCTCCTACGACTAAAAGGTACTTCTGTTAATGGTGTATCTTCGTGACGACTGACAGATTGAACCATCGAAACGGTGTCCATTCTGTCAAACATAAATTGCTTTGCATCGTTGACCTGTTCGTAACGTACTGCTCCGCCTAACTTGGATTGCTTTTGACTCGCCAAGTGCAGAAAATTATCCGAGAACGAAGTCTCGAAGGCTTTATTAATTTGTCCAGACATTTTACTCTCCTAATTAATGATTCATTGAACGGAGAGTTATCCATCATTGGACTCTCCTGGTTTTTTTCAGAACACGCCTGATCCGAAACGGATTACCAGGACAAAAAACTTTTAAGAAACAATTGTCCGCTAAGCGGGTTGCTTCTCAAGGAATACAGAAGGGAGTTTCTTTTTCTTTTTCCCCTTCTTGATCGGCTCAATCTCTGGCGCTGGCTCTGCGTACTTGCCTGCTTTAAAAAAATAGCAGTTACGCAATTCCTCGACTTCGACTGATGCCTTGTACTCCATGCAAACTTGAGTCTGCGGTACGAGATGAATGCAGTCGCCGCATTTGATATCGTTTGAAATCGACATTATTCATCTCCATGTATCGTGTTATTCCATCGATCCAACATCTTGACCACCTCATTATGGCGGGGATGTGTTTCGCTGAAATAAGCTTTATAGTCATCGTTTTCTGTATCTCTATAAAACGAATCTTTAGCTCGTTGTGCAGAATCTGGATCAGTAAACGCATTCATCTTAGGATCACCTAAGTGTTTAGCCTCACCAAAATCCCTTGTAATTTTATCTAAAAACTTTGCGACATGCGGATCATTGCCAAAGCCAGATGCATCCAAGTATTGCTTTTCATCACCACTGGCATACTGATCCACTAACCTTTGGATGCCTGATAACTTCTCTTCATACTGGCGGCCCCAATCGGCGCGAAGTTCTATTTCAGCTTTCTGAATATTATTTTCCTGTGCGACTTGATGCTGCACAAACATGTCTTTGGTCTGAGCGTTATACCAACCATATAAATCGTTGACTTGTGCGCTATTCAAACCCATGCCATGAGCTTTTTTTAAGAACTCACCTTCCATGTGATTGTCTTCATTCATTCCCTCTGGCATCTCAGGCTTCTCAAACTCGTAGTCCTCTGGAGTATCGGGCCTGCCTAACTTGGAATGATATCTTTCAATTTCTTCTGCCGTTGCGTTCTCGCCAGGAATCTTTATTGTCCCGTCGAAATATTTCTCTAAATTGACATAGCCTTTCGCAAGTGCATCAACATCCTTGAATTTCTCAAGAGTTTTGACTCCTTGCAAATCGCCTGTCAAATCAGTTCGCCATGTGGCTTCAACTTGTTCTGCTGTTTGTGATTCAACTTCTGGTGTTTCTGTATCTGTTCCTGTATCGACTACCTCTTCCGAGGTTGCAGTCATGTCTTCAGTCATAAATCCTTTCCTTTGGTTTCCCAGTAGTCCAGGTTTTTTTTAATTTGCAGGAACACCGCCCGACATCCTTCGTTGTAGGCCGTGGTTTCTGGCTCACCTGGGACAAAACTGGATGTGTTATTGTATTGGTTTTCAAACCATTCATACACTAACCCTCCATCTCCGCTTGTAAATGTATTATGAAACGCGCTTGCGATTTGTCGTTCAGTTAGTGCCGCCGGTAAACTGTTGGACAAGCGCTGCTTTATCTTCTTCACTTAAATTCGATGCTCCGTCTTGCATAACTTTCATTGCAGGCGCTGCCTTACCAGCCGACTCAGCCATAGCGCCCATCTTTTGCATTTGTTCTGCTTGAGCTTGTTTCTGCTGCTCACGTTCAACATCTTCTTCCATTTGGGCGTTACCTTTGACAACCGACTTAGGAACACCTAGTACGGGTGCAATGATTCTCCCAGCCGCCATCAGATCAGGTAATTGCAATACTCTTGGGTCAATCTGTCCAAATTGTGCAATCAAGCTAATCCAGTTTTGTATCGATTCCACTTCAACCATTTTTTGAGATCTTGCCAACTGTCCTACATACTCAATGTCAATTGCTTCTAAATTCTGAATCTCTTGTGGCGGTGGAGGTAAAGCTCCCGTTCTAAACATAATGCCAACGGTTCGATTTAACATCGGGCCCAGCACTTCTGATTCAAATCTTGAAATTGTCGGGCCTAAGAGTCGTTCCATTTCAGAACGTAGGACAGACACTTCCGAAGCTGTCATCTGTTTTGTTCTGGGAATGTTAAGTTGATCCGTTAGGTAGATGTCACGAATAGATTGTTTAAGATCATTCGCTTTCAATGAGGATAAATCTAATCGTAATTCTGTAGGGAGTGTTCTGACATCTTTAGGGTTTCGTGAATAGATAATTGAGTTACTACCCAATTTCACTGTGCCTATAAATCCATCTTCTGGAGCAAGGATAGGAGGGTTGACTGCTTTCTCCAAACCGATCAACTCAAGTTTCCGCAACTGATTGAGTGATTTAATATCATCCAATGCAATGGCAGCAGGGCCTCGACCTCTAGTTTCTCCAGATGCTTTATCCCATCTGCCAACCATGTAAGGAAATTCTTTGTAACCCCGTTCATCCACTACTAAATGTTGATCCACTAATATATCAACTGAGGCAAATGGAAACTTAACTTTTGATCCCAACTCTTGGGTGGGGGCCACCACTCTTAAAAAATTAAACTTATCATCTGGAGTTTCCTTTAATGATTTAGCAATCACATTAGGAATAGTCCCTCCAGGGAATCGTTGTACATATTGTCTCGCCGTCAATTCATATTCACGCATGACCGTATCAACAAGACCCGCATCATCTTCCGCAAATACATAAGAAGCGATTGGCAATGCTCTGAAGGTCAATCCGTTAAATCCTTTTTGTTTTAACTCAGACTCTTCTACATATAAACAGATCGTTGCGAAGGAATTAAAGTCAAGGTAGATTTCATTGATGACAGGGTAGAAGTTACTTTGGTCTAGTGCATAACGCACTCCGTCTTCCACTGTCTTAAACCAATTCATTACATTTTGATTCGCATTGAATTGCTTGAGGGGAGATGCTTCGGGTAGCTTGAAGCCAAACCATCGAATGGCTTTTGGCGTTAAAGTATCTGCCATGACTAATGCAAGTGTGTTCGCAGCGTGAGGAGCAGTGGAATCAAAATGCTTATGTCGGATAATACCAGGCGTGCGACTCTCTTCTGCGGTTTGCTTGCGAGGACGAATATAGTCCACAACATCCCTGTAAAAACTATCCCAGAGATTACGATCCTCTTTGAGTGTTTCGTTACGTTTCAGTAAGTTCTTCGCATTGACTGCCATTTAGTATCCGCCTAATTTCTGTTTCGCAGTATTGCCATCCTCTTCTAATCCAGACGCACCCCCTTGATTAGTGATCAATGAAGCTCTGCCACGTTTTTTATCTTTTGCTGCTGCCGCGCGAGCCTTTGCCTGTTTCTCTTCTTCCTGTTGACTCACATCTGGCAAGGGTGCAGGAGCGGGTGGCATCGGAGGCATTGCTGGCGCTCCGCCAAAACATTGAGTGACAATAAAATTAAGTATGTTCATCAATAACCTCCCAGCGTTTTCTTTTGCCCAGAATTAGCCTCGCCGCCTAATCCAGATGCCCCATCTTTATTAGTAATCAATGAAGTTCTGCCACGCTTCTTGCTGTCTGCCGTTTTCTCTCTCGCTGAAGCCGAGTTGTCGATTGGTGCAGGCTTGGGCGGTGGAGGCGGAGCGTAAACAGGTCTTGGTGGAGGTGATCCCCCCATGATTGTGAAATAGGTATCTAGGATATTCATTAGAAAATATTAAACTCCTGTTCTGCGACGGTTTGTAATGCTGATGTTCGGGGTGTCCTGTAGTCCATTGCCAACTGCATAAATGCATCCGCTCCATGAGAAGCCCAGTTATGCACGGGATTTTTCTTGTAGACTCCCATCTTGTCATCAAACTCTTTATGGTAATTGCGTAACGCTGAAATTAACTTTTCACATTTGGTCTTATCAAACCAACACTTAGAAATTATTTGCCGTGCTTGTTCGATTGCTTCTTCCTTCGCGCGGACTTTTTTGCCGACCGTAAAAATGATTCCAAGACTGCGTGCCGTATCACGGCGAGTTTTCCCTGTAGTAAGTTCTCTAACCTCAATGTCCCACGGAGCATGATGCGCGCCATAAACATACGGCTTAGATTTAAGCACGTTGATAAAATGTGGAAGACCTTCACCGTTAGCCTCATAATAGTCAATGATCCGAATTTCGTTTCCTACTGTCTGGTAAAACACAATGGCTGTAGCATCATCGATACCGAGATCCCATGCGGTTTGCACATCGACCTTCGGCTCCCACGGTAAATTTAAAAAGCGTCCGTCGTCTTCCGCTTTAGTCATCTCTCTCGCAAAGTACGCTCCAGGGATTGCCGCATGGAAGCTACAGAAATACTCTTGAGCTATTAGCTCCACAGAAAGTCCTTCGCGTTCCTCATCAGCAATGTCTTCGGGACTTACCACTGGCGATCCGTCTTCACCCTCCGAATCTCGCCTGGTATCATTCACTGTTAACCGTGAGCAAAACCATTGATCATTTTTATCCGCCATCTCATACATCTTATGACCATGATTCTGACCACGCGGTGTATAAATAAATAAAGCCCATCCGCCATTCTCTCTTACAATAGGTCGCATTAAATCCCAAGCTTTCGGTGTCATAATCGGATACTCAGAAAAGATCAGCCCGACGGGATTTGTTCCGACGAGCCAATCCAGCCCCATGTCAGTTCCGACCAACTGGTAAATACTTCCGTTTGAAAGCGTCACTTTCATATCCGTTTCATTCTTACTCTTGACCAATTCTTTTGG